TAAGCTTGTTTTCTAAAACATTTACTTTTTCACTTAAATCTTTTATTGCATTTATTAGCAATGGCACTAATTGTTGGTATCTTACTGCTTTATAAGTACCAGCTTCCATTTCAATATCATAGACTACCTCAGGAACCAACTCTTCAATCTCCTGAGCAATAACACCAGGATGCGTATCCTGAGGTCTTTCTTTATAATTAAACGTATATGTTTTTATTTGTTCTATCGTTTCCAAACCTTTTTCAAGAGGCTTTATATTTTCTTTTAATCTTTCGTCCGAGAAGGATCCGTTAGACGTTAGATCGCCAACGAATACTGCACTTCCTGTATTTCCATTAATCTCAACCCGCTTAGTTGATCCGCCCGAGTAGTATGTAGATGTATTTAAACTTACATCATGATGATAGGTTAGGTTGCCGCCGTTAGAAACATAATTGTATGTATCGCCAAAAGTATATATTGCACTATACACATTCATGTTTGCTGCAAAATCAACTAACCGCGTGTCAGTACCACCGACGTATCTAGCAATTCTTAAATAACCTTGACCACCTCCAGCTCTGCCTTCCATATAGCCATAGTTATTAGCGTCAACATAACCGCCTGTTCCAATAAACTTATTACCTTTATAAGTATTGAGTTCACCGTCTCCATCAAATGATATAACGCCTGAGGCAGAAAGGTTAATACCGTCTCCACCAGAAAACGCAGCTCTTGCTCTTACATCGGTATAATAAAGATTGGATGAACCTTCTGTTACATCGTCAGTACTTAAACCTGCACCGCCTGCACCAATTGTTAAACTACCTACTGTAAGGTTTTCTGTAACTACTGCATTTGGAACTGTTAACGTACCTGCAGTTGATAATGAAAACTTATTAGGTGCAACACCAGTATTAATAATAAAGTTACCAGGATTTGAATTTTCTAATCCTACATCCCAAGATAAAGAACCGTTTGTGTATCGTGTTTGTGCACCAGCACTATTTAAAAAAGTTGTTGTTAATTGAGCACTACCTGTAACTTTAAAAGCACCGTTAACATTAACCGGAGTATTACTCGAGATTGCTTCAATTGTATTGGTACTTATTTTCGTGGAACCAATTACATTGCCTGCGGTAAGGTTTCCTGTAAGAGTTGCACTACCTGTTGTTGTGCTACCGCCAGCAGCCGCAGTCACCACATTGGAAGCCAATAAGTCAACTATATCGTTCGTCTTGTTAAACCAATTTTGAAAGGTTTGCGAAGTTGTTATATTACCTAGATCCTGAGCCATTTATTTTTCTTCCAGTTTTTCTATTCTTTGGTAAATATCAAGAATACTCTTTTTAATATCCACTAAGTCATTTTGTATTCGGTCTACTTTGCGATAATAGTTCCGTTCTATTTTATATTTATTGAGAGCGGCAGCATCAGTACTAAGAATTGCTCCAGTTGTCTTATCTCTATTAATATTCATTATAGTTCCTATGTCAATGCGAGACCGCGATAATCTTTTAGTGTTGGGGCATTGTGTATGTTTGGCGAGAGTAAATCAATACGAATTTGGAATCTCTTGAATCCTTCAAACACTCCGCTTTGTGATGTATAAGTTAGAGGACCACTTACAACACCGCCTGTTTTATTTACGTCTTTAATTCTATATTTAAATTCTCGGTAATCACGCAAGTTTGATATTGTAGAATAAGATCCTACTCCTTCGAACTTTTCTAATTCAGTCCATGATAATCTATCGAAATCATCGAAGTCATATTGATTCTGAGCTTTAATATAAACTTTAATATCTGTTCCTGCTGGACGATATGCAGAAAGGATTAAGTTGAAATCTTCAGCATCAAGATCTTCTGCCAATTCAATTTTCTTACTGATATATTTTGCAGTTGTATCAGAGTCATTTGTAATCTTATATTGATAGGCAATAAGTTTAGATGCTTCAATATCAATGAATGGAGTAGATGTTACGTTACTTCCGTTAGACATTGCTACATCTATCGTGAATGCTTTAACACCGGCAGGATCATTTGATTTACTGTAAAGAACTACGCCTTTCTCTGCGAAATAGTTGTTATCATTAAACTGCATTGGCTTCAAGTAAGTAGTTGCTGTATCACTAGGAGGTACAAAAGTTCCTGATAGTGTAGTTCTTGAAGTTGAATCATTAGCCTTCATAATCATAGGTTGGATATAACTTAAATTAATATCGTTAATAGCAGAAACATTTGCTGTTGAAGCACTATCAAGACCAACTAAGTTTGTACTAACACTAAATTGTTTTGATGTAGTTGCAGAAGAATGAGCAATATGACATTCGTAAGGATTTCTTTGAACATCATATAAATCCAATTCACCAGCAACGACAGGCATATGAGTACCTGCTCCAGAGAACGAAGGGGGAGTTTCTAATATAGCCGTAGTGGCATTTGTGATTGAGGCAATCTTATGTATTTGTATTTTAGCAGTAGAAGTATTTACAATTCTTATATAATCACCAGCAGCATAAACTGTATCGAGCGCTTGGCCACCTGTTATTGTTTTAGAACCTGCGGCAGTAGTAATACCAGTATCAGCAGGTGTGGATAATAATTGATAAACTAATTCACCAGGTGTAAACCTTCCTGTAATATTACTTAATGTAAGGAACTCATGATTTGCGTTTGTTAATTTAACAGTACCTGATGAGGAATTAAAGTTATGTCTTCTTATAGTAAATTTAATATCTTCGTCTTGATATGATTTCCAAGCAGAGTTATTAGTTGAAGTAAATAGAACACCGTCGCCCCAATCCTGAGTGATAGCAGAACCTTTTGTTGCTCCGGGTGTTAAATCAATTCCACCAACTTTAGAAGTATAAATTAAGTAATTAGGATCTGATGCATCAGGTTGTACTACAATTGCGTATTCTTTTTCTACATCTAATCTTACAGGCGCCTCAAAGGTAAACGTTGTTGCCGAAGAAGCATCTTCAGAAGTATTTACATCAGCAGGTAATTTATGAACATTTGCGAATGGCAAGATTCTGTTTGTTGGGTAACCATTTACAACTTCTCTGATCTGTAATGATACACCATTTAATGGAGATGAATCATCACTACCTGAACCTGTTTGAGTTGGTTTACGACGGAAGTATACATCAATATTAGATAAGTAAACTGAGTTAGAACCTGCACCCATACCTTTCTTAACAAAGAATGTTTGTGCAAGTGGATCTCTACCTCGAATACGTCGAGCAACGTTTCTTGTTGTTACTGTTGTATTCACATCAAAGTTTGGAGATCTTGTTGAAGTTGTTAAACTTGTTTTCTCAACACTGAAGTTATATGCTCGATAAGTAACAAATCCTTTACTTGTTGAAGCAGAATCAATACTGTTATAAGCAGATACATCGGCAATTTCTAATACTCTATCACCTACATAGAATGTTTCGGCAGGCAAGTAGAATACAGCTCTCAGTACACCGTTTGCGTCCGTAGTAACTGTAGCACCTTTATCACCGTACCTACCAACTTCTCCAACTGAATCAGCTGTAATTGATCCTGGCATTACGTGTGCATTTACATCAACACCATCAAAGAAGAAGTAATGTCTTTGATTAGGTCTTAATCCTGACATATAAACTTTGATATCTCTCGATGCCATATAAGGTTGGAATCTAAAGTCGGAAACAAATTCACCAACGAACGATTCTGTTGTTCTTGAACTATCAATGGTAATTTCGCTTGATCTTGTTGTGACAGTTGTTACTTCAGTTCCTGCACCACGTCTTCCTCGACGACCAGGATCAGCTTCAAACTCTCTTGACGAAGATGTATCGGTCATAGGTAAGAATGCTTGAATCTCATCAATAAATTCTTGGAACGGAGTAGTTAGATCAATATCAATAGAAGCAGGATTAACTGTTGTATCATAAGCAGCATCGTAAGGTGGAGATATAGCTCCATCACCTACATACTTATAGAAGTTACTTACACAGTTTCTAAAGTTCGATGCATACGGTTGATTAATAACCTCAACGTTTGAATTCCTTCCTACAGTTGCTACCTTAGCATCAGAAGTAGATGGGAATATTGAAGAACCTGTTGCTGAATCATATACCAAATCTAATGCGAATGTTTTCAACGAAGGAGTAAGTATCTTTTGATTAAATGGTACCGCAGCATTAAACTGTGGATGACTGATTTCTGATAACTGTAAATTGTTAAAAGGATCTACAACGAAACCATTCTTGAATCTGTTTAAACCATTCTCATCGCGTACAACTAAGTTATCAGTTTCTGATTCTAATTGATTCAATGAAATATAGTATGCCATGTTATCAATCTTCTTTTCAAGATCGTGCATATCTTTCATTGTATAATTCTTAATACCTGTTGCTCTTGGTTTAATTGCATAACCAGGTTTACGAAGAACATCAGACTGTTTCTTAGACAGCGCAGGATAAGTTGGAACTTCTACATTTGCGATTGCCAACTGGTCTGTTGTAAGCTTTGGTGGTACAGGATTTTTCTGTTCTTCACCTTTAATGATAACAATATCACCATAAGAATCACAAGCAATTGTATCAATTCTTGATAGGTAATGTTCTATACTTGTTTGTAATGATTGCTGTGCAGCAGGAACCAACGCAGCTCCTTTATCGCTAAACGATACGGTATTGAAACCAACCTGAGTTGAAATCGTTGGAGCATTACCTGAATTCGCCAAATAGTTTGCACCAGAATCTTTATTAACATGTGGTCTGAAATCAAAGCAATCTCTCAAGTTATATACTTGACCTGACTCTGACGTGTAAGAAGGAATATCAAACTTACTTAAAGTATTTGGATAACTATTAATTGTAAAGAAGTATTTACCAGTCGAAGTGTTTACCTCGAAGCATTGTAGATTCACTAGCATTACGCCACTTGGCTCAGGTCGACCTTCAATATATTCTACATAAGATAGATCGTAATAAGTATCTTTCTGATTCTCTTTTAATCTAAAGCTACTCGTAAAATCTTCTCCTGCTGCATTTGTAATACTTACAATTTTAAATACATCTGGGAAACCTAAACTATATTGTGTTTTAACGCTTGAGTAACTAAACTTAACATAAGTATCACGTAATGTTTTAGCATAAGGTGAAATACCACCCGATGAACCAACCTGTCTTTTATTATAAAATACTTCTACTGAACCACTCAAACCACTATCACAAATAATATTAAGTTGTGAATTATTCAAAGCAGTAGTAGTACTTATAACAGGATATGTTGTTCCTGCCAAGTTAACTCGAATATCGTCGTTAAGACAATTAAAATCTTCGCCTGGTCCTGCGGTTAATGTGATCGTGCCTGTTGTCGCAGTTCCTGTATTTTGAAATCTACAAGGAATAAGAGTATTTGATGTTGCGAACGTTCCATTAATACCAGAATCAAAGATTAATGCCTTTCTTCCTGTTTCTTTAATAACAGGTGAACCGATACCATTTGTTCTTATAGGTACATCACCACTACCATCTGATAATTTGGTAATGTCTTTAATAGCTTGAGCACCGTTATATACAGCAGAGTGAATATAGATTCTTTTGTCTGTTATGTTTTGTACTGAGACTGCACCTACCGAAGCACTTCCTGATGTTTGCGCATCTGCTGGTGAAAGAATACCTAAATTCAAATAACCTTGTGAGGAACTTGTAGTATCAATTTCAAAATAGTTTCCATATTCCATTGAAACGTTTTGATTGTTAACTGTTTCGGTTTGTCCTATTTGATCTATCTGGAATGAACGTTCACCAGAATTTTCTACTCTATAGCCTTTCACATATGCAGTGCCAGGTCCGACGACACATTGTACTTCACTATTGGCAGCACCAGTAGGAATACGATCATCAGTAGTTATTGGGAACGTTTCTAAAATGTAATTACCAGATTCTTCGTAGGTACGTCGAGCCATCTCTTCGCCCAATACGTTGTATTGAGAAACGTCTCTTACAGTAATTGCATTACCATTTTGATAACGAGCCAATGTAAAGAAGTCTGAATTCTGAGTTCCGTCTGAAGTTTCCAATACTGTTAACGTAGGAACAAGTTTTAATCTGTCTGCGCCTGGGGCATTTTCATTCTTAGAACCGTTTGCATTATCGTATAGGCTGTTATCTTGTAGGTTATTAATTAATCTTTCTGCTACTAAATAACCAACTGATTTATTATCGGCAACGTTAGTATACTTTTCAACAACTAATCTTTGTTCTGCTGTAAATATAAAATGGCCTTTCTGAAATATAATACCAGGAGCAGCTTCGATACCGAATGCTCTACCAACATGTGGATTTCCTACTGAAGGTGAACCGTATACCGCAAGACCTGTATTAATAACAGTGTCAATAGATAAGGCTTCGTTTGTGGTTCCTCTTAAATATTTGAATCTTGTTACAACTAACGCTTCACCAGCTTGAAATTGAGTTTGACCTGCCAAACCAATGTTAGTGTAGTTAATAAAGAAAGTATTTAGATTTGGTGGTCTTGTTTGAAATCCTTTAGAAGCCTGAACGATTTCTGCTTTCAGTCCGGACGATTGTCCTTTTACCTGATAAACATAGTCAAGTTCTACTTCTTGACCTGCTAATACTTCAACCGCAGGTGTGCTGATATATGACTCTGCGTTAAATCCAGTTGGGCCGTCATTTAGTTTTACAAATTGAAGATCATCAAGTTCTGTAAAGTTACATCCTTTTACAATTGAACCTTCTTTGAAAATATTATCTCCAAATGACTCAACCTGATTTTGAAGCATAGTCTGGAGTTGTGTAAGTTCTCTTGCCTGTATCGCGTACCCAGGCTTGAACATAACTCGATAGAACTGCTTCTCGGCATCATAGTCATCGAAGTATGGTGCTTGGTTTAAGTTTTTATTAATAGGCATCTTTACTTACGTTCCTTAAAATTCCAGTACAAATTTAAATTCTTCTCTTGAGAGGTCGGTTCTTGCTAATGGGAAGAAGTCCTCCATGAAGTACACTTCGCCTGTTCTCTGTTTGTAATCCGAATAGATAACATTATCTGCTATAGGATTATTTATTGTTATTCTCTGACCAGTATTTGATGTAATTGCTAGATTTGGGTTAAATGATGTATCTCCATTACCAACAAGTGCATTATTCTTATATGGACCTATATATTCAGCCAAATAAACCGTATTCGCGGCTTCATCAATCTCGTGTATTTGAGCTTGGAATACAATATCGTTATTTACATCAACTTGCGTGATTGTACTATTTGCGTTTAATCTTCCATAATCATCTGTTATAATCGCAATTCTATTATCGAAGACATCAGGTTCAGTTGCGGTATTTGCTTGTCCGCTTCTCCATGTTGGTATACCTGACATATCTTTAAATGTTGGACTTCTTACAATACCAATACAGCCGTATGTATTCTTATCACCAATTTTTGTATTGTCTTCTGCTGTAATATAAGCATACATTGAAAAATGTTTACATCTAAATTCATCTAATAAATTATAAGCATGGCCACCTTTCGGTTCAATGATAGGTTGAATGGTTGCTCTTACATCTGCTGATTCAGTACCACCTGGGTTGAAATCAATAAGAGGATCCACAACTTCCGCAATAGCGTTATTATATCCTGTGCCTTTATTTAAAAGAATAATTTTATTAATACCACCACTATCAATTTCAGGTACTGCTACCGCCCCATCTCCATCACCGCTTATTTTAACGCGTGGGAAGATTTTAATATTTGCATTAACCGTTGCTGTTGATACCATGAAGTCTGTTAAACCTTTCCATGTACCACCTGACACATATCCGCCAAAACCAGTGCCATCAAGATCTGTTGTTAATAATGCATCTGATTTCAATTGAAATGTATCTGCGTTCACAACTTGTACATAAAAAGTTGTTGCAGCAAGTGTATCTATGTCTGCTTCATTTACATTTAATTCTGACATACCAACAACATTTCTAAATGTAATTGGTTGACCATTCACTAAGTTATGAGATGTTGATGTAATTACGACAGGAGATGCTTGAGTTGCATTCTCTACGTTACCACGTCTTGGATTTGATAATTCTTCGCCAACGGTAATTTCCGCTAGGCCATTGCCTTGAATCAGTTTATAAGCTTTGATTTCAAATAGATTCGTAACACTTGAACTTGGGTTTGTAGCATAGAAGAATTGACCTGTATAGTAATTTTCTGTTGCTTGCCAATCTTGCTCCTTTGGATCAATTTCTAATTTAACATTACCGTGAGAACTGGCTCCACCAACTCTGCCAGGAATTGACTTTATAAGGCCGTTCTTTTCTTCATATCCATTATTGACAATAGCATTAGTAACTTGAATCTCAGATATACCACCGCCGTAAACCTCCGCTGGGTTAACAGCTGCAGTAGGATCAATTGGAATATAACCTAAAGCATTATAGGCCTCGAATTGTAATGTAGTGAGACGATACATATACTTCCATACATAACCGTCGGCAGTTTCATAAATTTGATTTACGTTGGCTGCATCAAAAGTAGGTGGTGCTTGTGAACCAACACCTTCGTTATTATTAAGGCACTTATAAACTCTGTAATCATCAGTGTCGTTATCGTTAGGTCCGACTACGGCATAAAAGTTTAAACCATCAAGATCTATTTTATCATCGTATTCAGAATATACAACACCTCGTTGCCAAGGGTAATACTTTATCATAAAGTTAATATCTTGATTACGTATCTTTTTAGCAAATAATGTTTTTTCTAGAAACTCATTTTGAGAAGTAGCAGAATCAATTGGCTCTATACCACCAATGCTAGAAACAAACATATAATAGTCATCGTTAGCCTTTGCGTCAGCTATGAATAACTTATTAATGTCTTGGTTAAAATTGTTTGTTAAAATTTCAGGCATTGTTATATAATTCTCTATATTTTAGTTTATTTATATCCATTGGACTAACCTCTCTTTCTTATTCTTGGCCTTGGATACACCAGTCCACTTGTAGGTCTTGCTTTTGCATTTACTTTTGGAAAACTCGCACCAGATTCTGGTCTTTGATTCTTCCACATTAATATTTTATTTGGGGCGCCTTGTAAGCTTTCAAAGTCAGTACTACTATCAGTTCCAGTATCGTACATTTCACCAGTTGTTGCGTTTGTTTCAAGCCAAGCATTTGCATCAGCTTGAGTTAACCCGGGATTACTTTCTGCAAGTAATGCAACAACTCCAGCTACTTGTGGCGCCGCCATACTTGTTCCGCTAATCTTACTGAGATAATACGAACCGTTTCTAGGATCTTGTACACCACCAAAACTACCTGTTAAAGTTGAACTCACAATACCGCCACCAGCCGCAAAAATATCAACTGCATTACCACAAACTGAGCTCTGTCTTTTGCGGTCATTTTTTTCAATATTGAGCGCGCCAACATTTAAAGTGGCCGCTTCAAGACCAATGTTTGTGGACCTATGACTTGGTGCACTGGCGGCGGACGTATTTGACCCGCTTCTGAAATAGATGTAATTTTCATAATCTTGATCACCAGACTTGACAGTTTTTTGATATGAATTTCCTGCCGAAGTAACTATAATAATACCATCGGCTATTGCATCAGCAATATCTGCTCCCCAAGAAGACCCTGCGTATGGAATTTTCCAATTACCATTTGCTGGTACATTTACGCCTCTTGCTTCTAATTCAGCATCGGTTAAATCACTACCCTCATCACCGTACTTATCAAAGATTACTCCTCTATATCTAAATTGTCCAATTCCATCATAACCAGCGTAACCATTAGCGGGCCCGGAGATGTAAACGTCTTTACTGAGGTAACTACCATAACTGTGATTACTTATTGTAGGATTTCTTCTACCAGTTTCTGAGTTAATTGGTTTTGTATTATGCCATTCACGAATATAATCCCAGATAGTTCCAGACTGTAATCCACTTTGACCATGATTCGTAGTGCCACTTAAGGGAGCTTCTAAACTATAAATATTTGCTTCTCT